TCTACAATCAACTGTCTAATCTGAGCAGGTGTTGGTCTAGTAATCTTGATAGCATCAACGATATAACGCTTATGCGTTACACGATCTATCGCATAGCAGACTGCTGCGGTATCTCCCACCATTGCAGGGTCTAAGCCGCAGACAACGCTAAAGCCATTCAAATCTCTGGGATGACCAGGGGAACCTGGTTGTAATCTTCCAGCCTTACGCATACCGTCAATAGAACCCTTAACGCATACTGGGTCAAAGATGGCATCATCGGAAATATCTTGTTGTTGGTAAATCAAAGCCCAGGTAGAGGCATCCATCGCTTGACGTTCAGCATAAAGGTGTTTACCATTCCAGCGAGGGTATAGACCTTCTTCTGTCTTCTGGTCTTCACCTTGTCCATCAAAGGCCATATCAGAGTAAGGCCAGAGGGTAACCCACTTGTTGGGATCTTCGTGTGTCTCCAGTAAGGCTGGCATTGCTAGGTATGTCCAGGGTACTAGGCCACCTGGGTATCTATCTTGAGAACGTAATTCTTTATAGAGGTCTACTGCTGAGACGCGGGTACCTACCACCACCAGTTTACCTGTGGGGTTTAGACGTGATCTCACATCCTGGGTAAGCCACTTGATCTGTCGTTCAAAGTCATTGGCGTTGGATAAGGTCACAGCGTCATCAATAATGATCATATCGGCACGCTTACCGTAGATCTGACCGCCGATACCGACAGCCTCTAGGTTAGGGTCTTTCTCTGAGGATTCCCTGAGTTCATCACCAAAGGTGACGCGGGTAGCCTGCCAGGATGCTGTCTTAGTATTGAACCCAACCCCAGCGGCGTAGGCCTGCTGTAGTTCTTCGTACATTGGATGCGTTAGTCGCTGCTTTATAGCATAAAGGAAGTCAGCCGCTAAACGCTGGGTTTGGGAAACTATGAGAACTCTAAAGTTGGGGTTATTAACAATCTTGTAGGTGACATAATCCACCGTCACCGTCATTGACTTTGCGTGATTCGGTGGGATGTTCAAAAGGATGCGGTTATCGCCGATGCCCTTTTCATACTTCATAGAGGGATGAAGCCACGATGGGTCCCTACCCTCAATCACATCTATCAGATTCTTTTGGTGGGGGAAAGTCTTGGACTTGAGGTACTTCTCGCGCCAGGTGACGAAATCTAGGCCAAGGGCCGCAGTATCCGCAAAGTTCTTCTCGATGGATCCTAGGCGGGTTCTATCTGCTAGGCTGCGGAAAGCATCATCAGACTTACGATAGTACTCATAGGACTTGATGGATTTGCCAGCCAATTTACAGGCTTCTTCCACAGTCATACCCTCAGCCATACACTGGAGGATTACCCTCTTTGCTCTGTCTGACTCTTTGGTCTTGTTGGGCGTGACTGTCATTAGATCCTTTGATGGATGGATTACTCCCCACTAAAAGTGGTGCCTAGCACCACATAGCGGGGCTTGAGCGCCCCGAAGCGACCTTAGGAGCAAGGGGGTAAGTTGGTAACCGTTACCAGGCGCGTAGCGCGAGCGTAGCGCCACTGTCGGTCGCAAATGCTAGGGCTGTTCCGCATTTGCTCCCTACTATACTTAAGGCAGGAAAAATATCGCATTTCTCTATTAAGTGACGAAAGTCACCTTATTCGCGGCATTTTATGTATACAAATCGGACATATCGGGCTTTATTTAGGCGAGATATTTAGTTGGGGAGTACAGCACACACCCGCCCGTTTTTTAGCACTACGGGGTTCGTTTTTTCCGTATTGTCTGCCTTGTCTGCCTTGTCCGACCTGTCCGTTTTGACCGATATGCCTTGAAAGACAGGAGGGCTTGCTACCCACTCGGCACCCTGCGCCCCTGCCTTGTAATAATTCTTTTCCAATAATAAATCCGATTCAAGACCGACAGACCTAACCCTCAACCTCTACCTCAGCCTTACAGATAGTTGAAGATTCAACCAAAGAGGTCCGGAATCGAACAGATGTTCGAGTGATTACCCTAAAAGGTTTGTCTGGTCATACCCGATCAAAAGAGGATAGAACACCCTCGTCTATCCCTTTTTCTGTTACCCTGTCCTTGTGAATCAACACCGATTTACGCGTGAAAGGATAAGCAAATGGAAATCAAGCAAGATTTCAGCACAGATGAACTCTTCATCATCAAGTCGGCTCTTCACTTATTGGCAGAAAAAACTCAATTAGAGGGCGATTTATTTGGCGATTTTGACGCTATCGCAGAACTAGAAAAGTCTTTTGTAACCGCCTACTACTCAGCGAAAGGAATCAACTAATGATCAAAAATTGCGACAGTTGCGACAAGTCTTTCGATATTTTCAACGAAGGAGATGTATCAAATTACAATGTTGCCCTATGTGGCGAATGTTGGCGCGTTGAGTTTTTCCGTCGTACAGGCGAAAGACACTAGGCGAAACCGCCCGCAGGGGCGGTCACGGGCGGATTGGTCTCCCCCGTCTGATGAGCCAGACCGAAACGAAAGGATAAGAAAGTGTTAGAAGAACTATTGAAGGCAGAAGAAAACCTGCGCCTTGCGCTTGAAAAGGAAGAAGCAACAGGGCAGGCCATTGATTCAATGGAACGCCGTTATTGGGAGGGCTACGTCGAGGCGTTGGGCTTCGCAGTAGCGCAACAGATAAGGGTGGGCGCGTAATGAAATGGGGAACTAGAATTGGCAGAATCCAAATCACAATCAAGGGCACACCTCGCGCTCATTGGTATTACTACATCCGCAGGGAGGGCGCTCACGATTGGCGGGCGGGGCGCTATTGGTTCGGAGGTGAGGTTGATTACCAGGGCAAATCGTTTAGAACTAGCGCACAAGCCCGCGCCTATTGTGAGGCGAAAGACCGCGAAGCCGTAGTGATCGAAGAAATCCGCGCCTAATGCTTGCCTTTCCTCGCAGGGTAGTCTATCCTGCGGGGGAGGGGAGGAATTAGCCTCCACTTAGAAAGGATAAGAGATGACGGAGAAGAAGATAACGCGCTCACTATTTATCGAGGGGCGAGAGTGGCACGATAAGACTTACGGAAACACCTATTTTTCCGCCCGCATTTGGGTGGATGGTGGGCAAGTGGCAATTCTGACTTTCCAATATGGCTACGGCGACCAATATCTCTACGAGGCACAAAAGAAACTGCTAGAACTTGGCTACCTACCGCAGGAGGGCAAGAGTAGGGGATTATGGTCTATTGCTGAGGAGCAGGGCTTCGATTTCTACTCATCAAAGACCGCTACAAAGAAGGCGGATATGTTCAAGAAGTATCCCAACTATGAGGAGAGGGCGGTAGCGTAATGAAGAGGACAGAAGAAACATCGGGAACCTATTTACAGGGCTACATCACAACAACGCGAAAGAAACTGACCGAGGCTTTCGGGGAGCCTATGAAATACGAGGACTCTAAAGTAACGATTGAGTGGGGCGTATTGTTTGAGGGCGGAGTAGTTGCCACGATTTACGACTGGAAACGCTACGAACTGGGCGAACCTGCCGAAGATGAGGAGATGACCTACAACATCGGAGGACTATCGCCCGAGGCGGTAGAAAGAGTGAAGGAAAGGGTGAGCGCATAATGTTTGAGGTTTCTACTAATTGGACAAACGGAGCAGGACAAGTACTGGTCTATTGCCTGGTCATAGGGCTAGGGCTTTACCTAATGAGCAAGATAGGGAGAGAGGGAGAGCGATGAGCGACATCTGCCTAGTGTGCGGAGAGGATTACCCACCTAACGGAATAGTGATGTGTGATGACTGCGGTATGGATAAAGATATAGAACAACAACAAGAGAGAGAGGGCAAGGAAAATGGATAAATGTAGATTTTGTGGGCTGCGTGGGCTGGTGTTATCCACCGCCAACGCTGACTATTCGTGCGAGCATTGTGGAGAGTGGCAGGAGGCTATCCTCGGGAGTGCGTGGGAGATTACAGGCTACGAAAGTGAGGTACTCAATGCCTAAGTGTGGAGTGTGTGGCTGGACTTTCTCAGATCGAACGCTGATGAAACACGCTGAAACCCCCTGTGGGGAGGAGAGCGAGAAGGCTGGGCGTATGCCGTATGCCCCTGAAATAGATGACCTAATTAGACAAGAGGAGGAGTTTTACAATGACTAAAGGATACAGAGAACACCCTGACGGAGGGGTTTATTGGGCAAGGATAAAGTTAGAACAACAGGAAGAGGGTGTGTTATTCACCTCGCCTGTTGATAACGCAACACACCTAGTCAAAGGCGCAACGCTGGATGTTATCGAGGGACAATGGTGGGATCT